TGGGTTGGCAGATGGCAGTATCAGCTGCAATAGGTGCAGTGCAATATCGACAACAAGGTGCGATTGGTAGATATAATCAAGCTGTTGCTAATCGTAATGCTCTCGTTAAAGAACAAGAAGCAGAGATATTAGATGATAAATTAAATTTAGAACTTGCTCAATTTGATAAAAGTTTTAGAAAATTACAAGGAACTCAAGTAGTTAATACTTTAAAATCTGGTGCAGAATTTTCTGGTACAGCTAGAAATATACAATTATCAAATTTATTTGAAGCAGAATTAGAAAAAGATATTGCAAGATATAATACTGAAATAGGTAAAAGTAGAAAATTTGAAGAAGCAAATTTTGCTAGAATATCTGGTCAAGTTGCTAGACAACAAGCAAGACTTGCACAATTAGGAACACTTGCATCAACAGGAAGAAGTTTATTAACCATGGGTCAATACACATAATGCCAAAGATACCTACATTTCAAGCTCAATCTACAATTACATCACAAGGACCAAGTGTAACTTCTAATTTACAAATACCTTTATCACAAACTATTGGTACTGCTTTACAACCTGTATCTGACTTTGTTCAACAAGAATATATTAAAGAAAGAAAGTTAGAAGAAAATAATAAAGTAGATAAGATTATAGCTGACTCTTATAAAGATAATGAAAGTGGACCAAATGGTTTTTTAACTCTTTCAAGTGAAACAGGAAAGAATGGCAATCCTTCAGATGCTTCTAGTATTTATGATCAAGGTGTAGATAAACTATATAATTTTATGTCATCTACTAAAGGTCAAAACTTATCTCGTTTTGGTAAACAAATCTTTAAATCTAAATTTTATGCTTCTGCATCACAGTTAAAATCTAATGCTTTGTTAGAATCAAGAAAAACTCAATTTAAAGAATCATCTGATATTGATAGTGATTTTATAACACAAAAAACTCTTGCTCTTTCTCAAAAAGTTAATGGTTCTGGATTAAAAGAAATATATGAATCAATAGATCAAAGATTAGATTCTAATCCATATTACAATGATCAACCACAATTAAAAAAAGAAGTTAAATTAAAGTATCAACAGTTTGGATCTATTTCAGTAGCAAATAGAATGTTATTAACTCAACCAGCTTTACTAAAAAAACAATTACAAGATGGAGTATACAATGTATTAGAGTCAAAAGATATTATAGATCTTTCACAAAAAGCAGATGTAGCGATTAAAGATCAAAAATTTCAAACATTAACTAACACAATATCTTTGGTGGGTGTTGGTGATATTGCTCCAAGTGCTTTAAAAGATATTACGAAACAAACAATAAATGGAAATTTTGCAGGTGATGAAAATTTACAAAATATTTATAATTCATTATCTAATACAGAAAAAAGAGAATTTAGATCTTTTGCTGCAAAAAAAGCTAGAGAAAAAAGAAATGAATTATTATTTGAAATTCAAGCACAAGATGCTGTTCAAAAACTTGATGATAATACACTTTATAATGATGTTATGATAGAAGTAAAACCTGATTTTGGTATTAGTCAAACAAAATTAAATGAAATTTTTTCACAAAATTCTATTCCATTAGAACAATTTACTGATCTTAATACTAAAATACAAGACAACAATACAAATAAAATAGTTGCTATGTCTGATGCAGATTTAAATAGAAGCATAGTAGGTCTTATAGCAACAGATAAAATTAATAGAGTCACAGATAAATTTACTTTACCTGGAGAAACTGAACCATCTTCAATCGTAGAAAGATTTAATAAAGGAACTGATGTTGAAGATATTAGATTTTATTCTAATATAATAAAAGAACAAAGTACAAATCCAAAATTATTTGAAAAACAATTTTCACCTTTCTATTCCTTTTTAGAACAAACAAGAAATTTAATTGCATCTGATTCTGTAAGACTTATTGATACTGTTACATACAATAAATCATTAAATGTTTTTAAAAGAGATATGTATGACAGATACCAAGAAGGTATAGCAAAAGGATTAAAACCTATTGAGTTAATAGATCCTACTAATAAAAATTATATTGCTAAAGATTATTTAAGTTACACAGTTGACAAAAATGATGTTTTTAAAAGTATGATGGATAAAGTAAAAAAAGAAAAAAATGTGCCTAAAAGATTACCTGGCGAAACATTTTCAGATTATAAAAAAAGAACTAATCAGTAATGAGTGAAATACAAAACGATATTCAATTAATGAAAGATGCTGGATTTAATCCAACTGAAATTGAAAATTATAAACAAGAACAAATAACAATAATGCAAAACGCTGGTTTTGACGATAACGAAATACTAGGAGAGTTTGGTGTACAACCTATTGATACTTCTGCTTTTGAAACAGTATACGATTCTTACATAGGTTTGAACGAGGGAAGTTTGAAAGATGTTTATGCAACAATAAAAGAAGCTGAAGAAAAAGATGATAGATCTCTTTATGAAAAAGCAGTTGGTAAAGGATTTAATGATATAGGAGAAAGAATAAAAGCTGGTTGGAATACAGGAGTTGTTGATTTAATTCAAAGTCAATACAACATTCCAAATATAGATGGTACAGATCAATCAGAAAAATATTTTAATTTAGAATTTGAAGATACTGGTTTTTTAGAAAGAAATATTACTAACGCCACAAGAATTGTAAAAGATCTTCCATTGTATTTAGGTATTGGATATGCAACAAAACCTTATTCAGTTTTTGGTGCAGGATTTGGAGTTGGTTCTATAAGAGAAACTTTTTTAACAATGAGAGAGAAGGGACAGGTTGGAACTTGGAGTGAGTTTTGGGATGCTTATAGAAAATATGGTATTAAAGCTGGTTTAAAAGAAGGATTACAATTATCTACAGCTTCAAGATTTGGTAGATTATCAAATAAATTTTTACCATCTACATTATTACAAGTTACAGGTTTTGAAGGAATGGGAGCTTTAATTGAAAGAAAACTTCCAAGTGCAGAACAATTAACAGATTCAGTTATATTATTTGGTAGTTTTGGATTAGCATCAAGAGGAGCAGCTAAAGCAAAAAGTATAATTAAAAAAACTCCCTATGATGCTGTTGATCTATCAACCTTATATAAATTAGATGAAAATGTAAAACAAGATATGTCTAGCATTAATATAGAGATACCAAGAACAATGGCTAAACTTGTTGAAAAACAAACTGGTCAAAAAGTAAAAGTTGATGCTGATTTTACAAAAGGTTTAGATATGTCTGGAGTTGTTACAAAATTTTTAAATCAAGTAAAATTTGAAAAACCAAAAGACAAAGCAGAAGTAAAAGATTTATTTACAAGGTTGTTTATTGATAGACTTCATCCTTTAAGAAGGATTGTTCAAAGAGTTGAAGATGTTAAAAACACATCTGGAAAACTTAATATTTATGAAGCGTTTAGAGTTCTTGTAGGTATGACTAATCGTGCAGGTTCTATGATTAATAGAGGGATGATAAGAGCTAAAGATTTAGAAGTAAGAAGTAAAAGTTTTAATGATATTTTAGAACCATTAAAATTAGAAAATTTAAAAGGTAAAATTGAAAAAGGTTTTTTGGGAAAAGAAAAAATAGTTGAAGGAAAAAAAGCAAACGAAAAAACTTTAAAAAAACAATATTCAGAATTATCTGCGTATTTAATAGCAAGAAGAGTTATAGAATATAGTGAAAGAGGTTTTGAGTCTGGTTTCAAAGTAAAAGAAGCAAAAGAAGTTATTAAAGAATTGAAATCAAAATATGATAAAATTGCAAAAGAAATAGACATTTATCAAAGACAATTATTAGAATATGCAAGAGATCTTGGTTTAATTGATAAAGGAGCTTTTGATGCAATGATTGAAGCTAATAAAAGTTATGTTCCATTTGCAAGAATTTTAGAAGTAATGGAATCTGGTAAAGAAACTGGTTATACTAAAGTTGTTCAAAATCCATTCAAAAGAGTTAAAGGTGGTGAAGCTGCATTATTTGATCCTATAGAAACTATATATAGTAATACTTTTAGAATAGTAAAACTTGCAGAAAGAAATAACTCTTTGAATAAATTTTTTGATTTTATAGAAAAAAACAAAGATGCTTTTCCTGATATAAATAAACTTTCACAAAGAACTGAACTTAAAATAGAAAGATCAAAATTAGAACAAATTTTAGACGACCCATCAAAAGTTTCTAATTCAGGTATTTTAAATCTTAATGTTTTTACAAAAGAATTTATGAGATCAGATTCAAATACTGTTCAAGTTTTTAGAAAAGGTAAATTAGAAACATGGGAAGTAGGAAGAGATTTAGCACAAGCATTAGCAGAATTTACTCCATCTGAAATGGGTGCTGTTACTAGAGTTTTAGGTTTACCTGCTAGAACATTAAGAGCTGGAGCAACTACATCTCCAGACTTTGTATTTTCTAACATAGCAAGAGACACTGTACTAGCTCCTATATTTTCTAAATCTGGTTTTGTACTAGGATGGAGTACACTAAAAGGTGCTTATCTTATGGCAGCAGCAAAAACTGGTTTAAACAGAAATGCAGAAAAATTATTTAAATTATGGGAAAAGTCTGGTGGTATGCAATCAACTTTAATTTCGCTTGATAGAAATATTTTTGATAAACCTGTTTATGATCAATTAACAGGAAGAACAATTAGAAATCAAATAAAAAATCCATTAGAAATATTAAGAACATTATCAGAGATAGGTGAAAACATAACTCGTCTTGGTGAGTTTCAACTTGCTTATAAAAAAGCTGGAAAAGAAGGATTAAAAGGAAGAGAGAGAGCTGAAAGAGCTGGTTTTGAAACAAGAGATGTAACAATAGATTATGCAAAAATGGGTTACTACATGAAAGGGTTAAATCAAGTTTCAGCTTTCTATAATGCAAGAGTTCAAGGTTATGTAAAAATTTATGAGGCATTTAGAGATAGACCAGGAAGAGCTGCAACTGCTATTGCAGCAGGAATTATTTTACCATCATTATATTTCTGGTATGCAAACAAAGATAGTGAAATATATAGAAGGCAACCTAAATGGGTAAAAGATAATTATTGGATTGTTGTAATGGATGAAGGAACTGAAGATGCAAGAGTATATAGAATACCAAAACCTTTTGACCTTGGCGTAGTTTTTGGTACAGGCACAGAACAATTTTTAGATTACCTTGCAAGTGATCATCCTGAATCAATTAAAAATGGTAGAGAATTTGCTTTAGATTTTATAAAAAATCAAATGAAAAATTTGAATCCTGTACCAACTATTTTAGTGCCACCTTTAGAAACCTATATGAATAAAAGTTTTTTTACAGGTAATCCCATTGTTCCATATTATATGGAATCAAAATTACTTTCACCTTATCAATATAATCCATACACAACCGAAACATCAAAATTAATTTCAAGAACTATTATGGCTTTGTTTGGTGATAATCCTAATTATACTGCCTCACCTTTGGTAATTGAAAATTGGATAAGAGGTTGGACAGGTGGTTTAGGTAATTATATGTTGATGGCTTTAGATAAAGCTCTTGTTGCATCTGGTGTTATTGAAGATCCTATAAAACCTAAAGATTCATTAACAAAAATACCTGGTATTAGAGCATTTAATTTAAGAGACCCATCTATACAATCAGAGTTTATTACAGATTTTTATACTCAATATAATCAAGTTAAAAAATTTAGAGGCACACTTGATTTTTTAATAAAAACTGGAGATAAGACAGAAGCAAAAAGGGTTGCAAAACAACTTGAGAGAGTTAAGATAAAACAAGTTGTTTTAGAAAGAAATAAAAAAGTAATTGATCAAGTAACAACAGCTATTCGTAAAATTCACAATAATAGAGATTTTAACGCAGCAGAAAAACAAGAGGCAATAGATAAGTTAATTTTAAGAACTATACAAATAGCAAAAGAAAGTTTAGAAGGTATGTATGGAATACCTCAAAAAGGTGATAAATAATGGTAAAACTTTTATTATTGATATTAATTGATAATAATAATATAGAGAGATTAGTATGACAGTATCTTCAACTACAGTAAAGAACTCCTACTCAGGTAATTCAAGCACAACAGTATTTGCTTATAGCTTCAAGATTTTTGCAGACTCAGATTTACAAGTAATCATCAGATCCTCTACAGGAGCTGAAACAACCAAAACTCTAACCACGCACTACACAGTATCTGGTGCTGGAGATGCGTCAGGTGGAAATGTTACATTTACATCTGGGAATACTCCTGCAACTGGTGAAACAGTTGTTATTAGAAGAGGTGTTCCGCAAACTCAAGCGATAGATTATATTGCTAATGATCCATTCCCTGCGGAATCTCATGAAGAGGGTTTGGATCGTGCAACCATGACTACTCAACAGGTGCAAGAGGAACTTGACAGATCAATAAAATTATCAAGAACAAACACAATGACATCTACAGAATTTACTGTAGGTGCAACAGATAGAGCCAATAAAGTTTTAGCTTTTGATAGCTCTGGAGAAATTTCAGTAACACAAGAATTAGGTACATTTAAAGGCAGTGATGCTACTGTAACCACAGCAGCTTATGTACAAAGAGATATAATTAAATCAACGACAGCAGCTCAACTTAACAATGTTTATATTTGTGTAGCAGATAGTGTTGTTGGAGATTCTTTAACAGATACAGATCATTTTGAACTTTTGGTAGACGCAGTATCAGCTGCTAGTTCAGCAACTGCTGCTGCTTCAAGTGCCACAGCTTCTGCTAGTAGTGCTAGTTCCGCATCGACTTCAGCTTCTACTGCCTCTACACAAGCGTCTAATGCTTCAACTTCTGCATCTACAGCATCAACCCAAGCAACTAACGCATCTAATTCTGCTTCAGCTGCATCAACATCAGCATCTAATGCTTCGACTTCAGAAACAAATGCTGCATCATCTGCAACAGCTGCTGCAAGTTCAGCAACTTCAGCTGCTTCATCAGCTACAACAGCGACTACACAAGCTAGTGCTGCAAGTACCTCTGCTACAAATGCAGCAACATCAGCATCTAACGCATCAACTTCTGCAACCAATGCTTCAAACTCAGCAACGACTGCTACCACAAAAGCATCTGAAGCATCTACTTCAGCAACTAATGCAGCAACAAGTGCTACTGCTGCTGACACTGCTAAAACTGCTGCACAAGCAGCTCAAGCCGCTGCAGAAACTGCAGCTGATAATTTTGATGATACTTATTTAGGTGCAAAGTCTAGTGATCCTACAGTAGATAATGATGGGGATGCACTAACTGCAGGAGATTTATATTTTAACACAACGAGCAATGTACTTCGTGTCTATAATGGATCATCTTGGCAAGACGCTGCAGTAAGTACAACAGGTTTAGCAACTAATGGATTCCTC